GAGCACCGCCGACTTGCTTCAGCGATGTTCCCGTGTCCACGTAGAGATTTTCATCTGTAGTGAGGTAAACAAGTCTCGCGACTTTTTGAGAAGACGATACGGGGAGTGAGCCGAGGTTTTCAACCCGAAATCCTTTAAATTCTCCCGCACTATAGATATCGTTAAACCGACGCGCACTGCTACCAAGGTCAACACCAGTCCAGCCAGCAGAATAGACTGAATCGGCGAATGGTCGAAGAGTATCTTTAGTCTGAATAAAACCCTTTGTAGCATGAGACGTTGACTCCAGGTTTAGATTCTCACCTGACGCAGTGCCCCCGATTAAACTTTGTCCGCCTGCTCTGCCGACTAACAATGCAAATTGTGTGTGACCGGCATCCCCGGAAGTTAGGCCCGTTAACGATGCGTGTGTGATTTCACTATCCGGTACCGAGGCGAGCCATCTAGTTCCATCATAGAACAAGGCGTCGCCCGACTGAGCAGGCAGTGTACGGGCTGCGTCCCTGAAGTTTGCAGAACGCAGTGTCATGAGGTCAGAGATTGTGAAGACGTTTGCGCTATCTTTCAAAGCACCTGATAACCAAATATCGACCCATCTCTGACCTGTTTTCCCAAGGCTAAATGTGGCGTCCGAAACCGGATACACCGTAGCCGATGCTTCGATTTGACCTGTCCCATTTGGGACCAGCATGATGTTGCCGTTGGCGTTTGTTGAAGCTAGAGAGTTACCGTCAAGCTGAAGGTTATCGATATTCAACTGACCAGTGATGTTTAAAGTCGATGTCGTCAGTGTCATCACTGCCGAGGTCATCGTCACATTGCTAGACGTAATCAACGCGCTACTAAGAGAAATTACGCCGGTGCCGTTTGCTGCCAGAATCAAGTCAGTGTTTAACGCCGTCACTGACAAAGTATTACCGTCAAGACTAAGGCTATCAACTAGGATTTGGCCTGCGGTTAATATCCCAGTCGTAGTAAGATTCAGTGCGTTAAAGCTAACGGTAGCAGACGCGCTCGCTATGTTTCCATTTGTAAACGTAAAGTTCGCGACAGTTGTTCCAGATGCGAACGTGCTTGCTGCCCCCGAGGCGACAACGCTTCCTGCGGTGAGGATTCCAGTTGTTGTAAGGTTTTCATCGTTAAATGAAATTGTTCCGCTGGAGTCAGTGATAGAAGCATCGTCAAGTAGAAGTGTTCCGACTTGGATAGTCCCGGTCGTAGACAGATTGGTTGATCCATAGCTAATGGCCCCGCTACTATCGACAATGGAGCCTGCGCCCAAGGTCATAGTTCCAAAGGTTGCCGTGTTCGCCCAAACTTTTAACCAACGGTTCGCCGTAGTACCTAGAGCAAGAGTCCCGTTTACCGTTGGGCGAAAGTCGTCGGTAACTTGAACGTAACCAGTGTTTGCACCCACTCCGTCGCCGGAGTTTGCAGACAGGGTTAGGTTAGTGGAAGGAGACTTCCCACCGAAGACATGTTGCCCGGCGTAAAGTCCAGCAATAGCGACGCCCGACGTGTCGATGTCGTCGTAGCCGTATCGCATCACAAATAAGTCTTGAGTGCGGTTTTGCCAAGCTTGAAGGATTGAGTCAGTGCCCCAATCTAGGTCGTAAACTTTGTACCATGAAGGGGCCGCGTCGCCTTCTCTTTGTTCCCAGCGGTAAGCCGCCGCCTTGCCGTCGCCGTCGTCTTGAACAACGCGGTAGTCGTTAATGGTGTTACCGACCGCAGGCAACGCGGCAGGGGTTGCGACAGCGGCTTTAGAATTCGGGTACAAGACAGCGAGGATATAATCGAGGGCTGTTTGTACGTTACTGCTCCCACCCGGCAGGGATGGGTTAGCGTATTGAAAATCATCGACGCTATGAACCAACGGATGTTGGCTTTGGTTCCAGATTTGTATTCTATGGTGATTCCAGATCATTTATAGACCCCTAGCTTAAAAGAGATCCCAGGTTGAGTCCCATACGCCGACTGATTCCTTCATGAAAACTACTTTAGAGGATAGCCCGACGTAGGCATAACGAACAACGCTACAAGGAAACCCGTTTAGGGTGTCAGTGCGGCAGGTGTAAACATACTCAGGTCTAAGGTTAACGTCGAATTCTACATGCTGCTTTAACTGCTCATTGAGTTGAGTTTTTAACTGGTTTGTATCCGCCGCCATGTAGAAAACCTCGCTAGAAATTAGAAGGGGCCTCAGCACACCGAGATGTACCAAGGCCCCTAATTGCATTAAGGGGACAGATTTTTAGTAGCTGATTCCGTGAATCACGCCGTTTTGTCCTGGCTTGTTGACTTCCAATTCTCCGAAGAGACACTGGTCAACAATGTAGGAGAAGCCGGAAGTTGCACGAGTTTCAAAATACTCGATTCCGTCTGGAGAAGCGCGTTTTTTGAAGCCGCCTCTTGTGCGGAATACCATGGAAGACCAGTCGATGTAGTAAATCACATCGTCGTCCATCTCAAGAATTCCAACAAGTGTCAGACTTCCTTTGACAGTTGTAACTTCAATTTCAGTCCAGCCGTAAGTGTTCACGTTAGTTTGCTTCGTGACGACGTAAGGGCCTTTTTGCGCTTCAAGAATCTTCATGACAGATCCCATGTGCTTGTAGCTCATAAGAACTACCTTGGCGTTACCTTTGCCGCGTTGACGAACTTTAGTGTAGCCGTCAAAGATATTGTCTAGGATGTTGGTTGCAGAGATTGCAGCGCCAGCAATGTTTACCGCTTGAAGGATAGGGTAAGCAAGTTTCGACACACCGTGGATTGTAGCCGAACCGCCGTTAGCAGCCGACAACAAGCTTGCACGAACGGAGTTAAACGCACCGTTGGTCAAAACGCCAGGGTGGTAACACTTGGCCGCTTGAGCAGTGGTGTACGCTGAAACGTCTAGTGCTGCGCCGCCTCTAGTGCCGGACACTGTAACAGTACCCGTGCTGCTTGAAACAGTGGTCAAGTTGACGTCGATAGCGATGACGTAAACTGCAAGGGCCGCAGAGTTACCGTCGTCGATCTCCATTTTTTGGTCGATTTGAAAGCGGTCGATGTGATCGACTTCAAATGTACCACCGACTAGACCGTTGGTTGTGAAAGTCGCGAAGTGTGCGCCTGTCAGCAAGTTAACCGAAACGGTTTCCTTGAAGTAGGTAAGCATTCCTTCAACTTCGCCTGGAAGAATTTTAAGGAAAGTGTTTTCTGTGACTTTACCTTCCGCATCCATAAGGTCACGGTGGTTGAAGATCAAAGAAGCCCATGTTTCAACGTAGCTGTCGATCGAGCCTCGGATGTAGCGCGACTGACTGATGTCAGCAGAGCCAGCAAGTTGTCCGTATTCGACAGACGAAGCGCCGGAACCTTTGAACGGAACAATGATCTTAGATCCCATCCAGCCGTTGTCGATTTCTATGTTGGAAAGTACATAGTCACGCTTGACCAATTCTTCCATCAACATCTTGTTGGGAAGGTATTCGTTAAGCATTGCTTGAAAATAACTATTCGCTGAAGTTGCCATTTGTAAGTCCTTTTACAAAATTAAGCCCGCATCTAGCCGTTTAGCTCGCGTTGTCTTTGTTTTAAATCATCCAATGTACGTACTACTGTCTTAACGGGCGAGGTTCCGCGTCCTTGAATATTTGGGAGGGTTTGCTTCCCCGAAGGTTGAACAACTCTAGGCGCGTCTTGCGCAGTTACCAGCGGAGCACCCATTTGGGGATTCGCGGCACGTAGGTGTTTAACGGCTTCTTGCACTGCTTGCTCAACCGAGACATCCTGTCCGTTTGCTGCATATGCTTGACCCATTCTGACGACGAATTCTCTGAAGGCACCGGGGTTTGCCATCCCAGCATTGTACGCTTGGACGATGGGAGTTATGTCTGGCTTAGACAACGCCATCTCAAGCTGAAACTCTCTTTGTTGAACCTGAATCTGTTGATATTGCGTTGTCAACTGTTGATTCTGTTCTTGATAGCGCTGCGCGTCCTGCTGAGTCTGTCTGTTCGACTCCCAGGCTTGCCGCTGTTCGGGCGGCATTTGCTCGCGTTTTACTATTTCTAAAGCATACTTTAAAATATCGTCCTTGGGAATACGAAGGGCTTCAAAAAACGAATCCCAATCTTTCTTCTGGGCGTACTGTCCAATTTGCTCAATAGCCCTGTCGGTGCCCGCCATCTTTTCTTTAGTTTCAGCTAATTCATTTTTCAATGTTTGGCGGTCTTGTTTTACAGAGTCAAGCCCGTGGGCCTTCTCGTAAAGCTCTCTCACCTTCTTTTCAGTCTCGGGATCTTTTATGGAATTTTTTGCCCACTCATCAAATTCCATCTCTTTGTCCAAAACTTTAAACTTTGGATTGAGAGTGAAGGCAGGGACTTCGGGGGTTGTCTTTGCCGTTCCAGCCAAGGCAGTATTGCCAGCCTTTCCGAATAGCCCCTTGGTCTTTGCGGCTTCTTTGCCAGAAGGCGTTTCAGAAGTCTTGCCGGTGTCTTCACTTGCTACCCCAGTCTCTTGACTTGGAGTAGCTGTGCTGTCTGCCGGGGCTGAAGATTGTTGCACTGAGCCCGCGCCTGTTGTTCCCGTAATTCCTGAGTCTGTACCAATCATCCTTAAACTCCCATCGGGCTTGCCTGCCCTTGATTTTGTTGCGGCGCGCCCTGCTGACCTAGCAAGGCTTGGGTAACTTGCGCCACCTGCGCCTGATTCATCTGCTCCATAGCTTCCATGCCCATACCTTGCTTCTCAAGAGTTTGAACCAACCACTCAAGGGCTTGATACGGAACGCGGACGCGTTTTGGAGCTTTGTTTGGATCGCCAGCGGCGACGTACATATCGCAGGCAATCATAGCGCCACTTGCCGGGATAAATTCCGACTCGGCAGCTTTTAGGGCTTGGGCTTCTTTCGCCATTTTCCCTTGGTGGTACTGTTCGTACATCATGTAGAGCTGCTGTATCTGTGGGGGCAGAAGTCTGAAGTCACGCTCTTTTTTACGCTTAGCGACTTGCTTCAAAGAATACTTAGAGTCGTCATTCTCTGAAACCATAGGCTGCTCGCCTCGCTCCATTGCAAGGAAGTCATTTTTTACATTCTTAGAATCAAGCGTGTAATCAGAGAAGCCTTCCTTCCAATTTCCAAAAGGCATCTGTTCGATCAGCTTTCCGATGTCTTCTTTTGACATATTAGTACCGACGTACTGAAGGATATGATTTAGGGTTAGCTGTTTGCCGAGTTTTGTTTCCATCGAGTCGTTTTGCTCATCAACTTGAATCGAGTAATTCAAAGGAGACGTAGTTTTAAACTCTGCGATGTTAATTGCCTCAGCTCTACCCACGGCAGCGATTAGTTCGTCGCCTTCTAGGTAGTAACGGGCTAAACAAAGGAATAATTCACACACTTCGACTAGAAATTCCCCGAATTTAGTACTGTAAAGACTGAAGGCTTGGGCCTGTTCTGCCGACCTAAACAGCATGGAAAAGGGGTCTAAATTGGAGTTTTTGTCCTGATTTAGGAAGTCTAACAGCAGTGCCCGGTTCATTTCCTGTTCTTGCATTGCGATATAGGGGAAGAATTGTTCCCCAGTGCGCCCTTGGAGCACTGTTGGAGGTGCTCCCTGGTAGGCTAGGCCTCTAATCCCTGGAAGTAACGCCCCTTGGGTGACCTTTGTACCCGCTTGGTAGAGAAGTTTATCTTCTCCTAGGGTAATCGAGTGTAGTGCCGCTTGAGAAGACGCCCTATTGATCTCAGCTTGCCAGGGGCGGGCGGTTTTAACGAAAGACGAAGCCCGAGCCTTGGTTGGGGACTCATCAAAGCCCTTCCAGAGGATAGGAAACTTACCTTCCGGCAATTCTCCCTCTTCTAAGACGCCACTTTTAGTTGTCACGTAGAAATACCCCTTCGGGTACTCATGACAAGGCTTGTAGTAGACTTCCCGAACGCAGGTTTGGTCTTTCTCTCTCGAATACCCGCTTCTAGCACTGTCAAAGATGACAAATTCTTCGTTTGATTCGTCGATATACTTTAATTTGTCTTTATCATCCTTGTATCTGGCCTTTAAAACAGAAGATGACTGCAATTTTTCAACCCCAAGCCACTCTGCTTCTCCCATTGTCTGACAAGTGGGATCTCTAAAGAGCATATGGGCATAAATCCTCTCGAAAACAAACTCACCTGTGAACACCGGCATGTCGTCGTCAGGGACTGGTTGCCCCATTTCGTCAACTAGGGGAGTACCGTTTTCGTCGATCGCCTGTTCGTAGCCTTTTAGTTCGCCTTTCATTGGATCGAAGAAAATCTTTAGGGCGACTTCTCCGGTTCCCGTGAAATCTGCGCACAGATATCTAATGAGAGGCTTTAACTTATACTTTGACTTCGCATACTCCCAGACAGACTGGGTTAGCTCGGCTGCTTTTTGATCTTGCAGCTCCGTTTGGTTCCTAGCCGAGATCCCCACACCGGGAGACTGTGACAGAATAGAATTTACGTAGATTCTTTGAGCCCGAGACAGCCAGTTTTTTGTAATCCGCAGCTTGTAGCTACTATCCGTCTTATCCGCCCCGTTACCTCTTTGGCGGAAGGAACCGCTTTCTGTCATTCTCTTTGAAAAATGGTCCCCAGCGATGAGAAGAATATTACTTCTCATCTCGGCGACGGCTTCCTTGTCAGCAGACTTAGCGGCGTCGTATAGCCGGTTTAACTCTTCAATGTTTTTAGTCTTCATTCACGTTCTCCCCTAAGAAATTGGTTTACGATTTCGCTCTCGTAACCTAGAGGGTCGTCAATGAGACGTTGAGACCTCGCCAAGTCGTCGAGCAATTCTTGGTCTACCGGGTTTAAACCTGGTGAGACTTCAGATTGCCCGCTGGCCTGCGAAGCATAAGGATCAGTTGAACTTTGCAGCGTAGGCATTTCCTGCCCAGCCAAGTGCGGACGGTCTTCTAGGCCCTTTCTTACAAAGAAAGAGATCTCTAGGTCACCGAATTTCAGATCGGCAACGCCGTTTTTTCCACATGCTTCTATAATACCCTGTATTGACTTTACATCAAGCCCCATACATTTTGTTCCATTCGTCGAGTTCGGCTTGAAAAGAGGACTCTGCTCCGTACCCTGATTTGTCTGGGTCCATTTCTCCACGTCTTTGACGGATCTCCCAAGCCTGGACCTCTTCGTTAGTCCAGTCTCTTTCAGGGCCTCTTTCGTCTTCGTCGTCTTTGTCATAACCACTCCCAGGAGATATTTTTGCAAAGTTCCACGGCGGCAAAGCTAGGCAGTACCGCAGTGCATCAGTTAAATCGTCTTTGTAATTTCTGTTCTTACTCGCCCCGCCAGGGACAGACATCAGTTCTGTTACCAGCTTTTGGTTATCATAAACCCCGGCGTCAATTGTAAGGGCACCGGACTTAAATAAAGTGTTGGCTGTCTGCTCGCCGGAGTTTTTAGCTTTATCCGCCGGGATGAACGCCGCCCCGGACCTGGCCGAAATAATGCCAAACTCCCTAGACGCGTAATCGTAGCAAGCTTGAGTAATCGGTAGCCTTCCGCACAACTCCCGATACTTTCTTAAAATATCCGACGAAGCCGTCTCGATATTATCGCCTCTCCATGTCTTAACCACTCTGGCCTTGGTGAAGTCTGGATTTGTGGCGACAAAGACAATCGCAGCATTTGATCTATTCTTTCCTCCTGATCCGATATCCACTCCAGCATAGTATTTCCAGTTAAGAGGTATTGGCTCGTAGGTGGATATATTTCTTTCGGGGTCGAACGCTTCATAACGCAGTCCCTCATCTCTAACAAATCGTCCATGGATACGTTTAAGAGATTCCTTCCGAGATGAACACTGGGCCTCTGCTTCAGCGATTCTTTCAACGGTCCAAGGTGACGGACTTCCGTCCTCGTAAAATTGACATTCATAAAGTGAAACCGTTTTCTTCCAAGCATTTTTAAAAGCCTCATCCTCAGTACCGATACACTCCATGGCCCTGTACCAAAGCGGCAAGCCAAGGGTTGCAGTGAAAACCTGATGAAAATATCCTTGCGTTGCCCTAACCCTTGCAAGCAATTCGTCTACAAGGGTTTCAGGAATTTCTTCGTCACAGTTATGGCAATGAATCCCGTTACTTAGGTACGTTTTCGAGCCGTTCACGGTGAGTGTGTGTATTACTTTTATTTCTGTTGGCACAGTCTCTTGAACAGTACGTTTTAATGATGTGCGTCCGACATTGAAAAACTTCATGGCACCCAAGACAAGACCTAAAATCAAACTTCGCAACGCACTTACGAGAAGGCTTAGCACACACCAAAGAACAGAAATTAATTTTCTTGGGTGTACCATTTGTTGCAGTGTACAAAATCTTGCATTGACTACATTCTCTGAGAGCTGGTTTGTTGTTCCAACATCTTTTGGAACACCAGTTCCCCGTAGTCTTCTGGGATGACATAGTCGTAAAGTGTTTATTACACCCCGTACAAATTCTGGGCTGCGGGGGTCTTGATTTCCACTCTTCTTTCTTGTGGATTCTAGTGTGTTCAGCGCGTGACAGTAATTCCAAA